CTGGTTCTGGACCAAGAGGAAATCTTGATAAAAATATTGCGTTCAATCCATATGCTGATGGTCTTTCCGTGGCATAAAAAAAGAGGGGCTTTTGCCCCTCTTTCTCTTTTATTCGTCCGCTAGTTTCTTAAAGAAATCTAGAGAATCATCATCCTCATCATCATCGTCAGTCGAAACAGACTTCAGAGATGGCGCTGGCTTTGCTGCCAGCTTAGGGGCAGGAGTTGCCTCTTCCCAGATCTCATCATCCTCAGCGGACTTTGCCTTTGGCTTGTTAGCCGAAGTGGTTGGATCGCCAAGAACCTTATTAAGACGAGTCTTGAGTTCTTCGTAGGTCTTGAACTCCTTTGGATCAAGGAAAGCCTGTAGGCTGTATTCCTTGTTGTAGACTGCCTCTAGTTCAGAGTCGTCGTCCAGAAGAGTTGAAGGCTGTTCGAACTCAGACTTGTCGTAGTTACGGTAGCCTTCAAACTTACGGATACGAAGGCGGAAATTAGCACCCTCCCAGAGATCGAAAGGATTGACAGGCTTCTCGTCGTCGAACTGTGGGTTCATCAGATCATTCAGCTTGTCGAAGATCTTCTTGCCGTACTTGTAAAGGAAAACCTTGCCTTCGTTTGCAGGATTAGCAGGATCCTTCACCACATAGATGTTTGAGATGAAAGAAAGACGACGCTTCTGGTCGCGAGCCTGTTTACGAGTTGGGGAGTTGTCGTCAGTCGATGCATTCCAGAGCATGCTGTTGTATTCAGCAACAGGATCTGGCTTACCGATAGTCGTTAGAGACTTCTCGATGTACCAGCCACCTGGACCCTGAAAGCCATGGTCCCAGATACGGACGAATGGCACATCTTCACCATTTGGTGCTGGAAGGAAACGGATGATTGCTGAACCATTGCCAGCCTTATCGACTTCTGGTGCCCAGAAACGATCATCCTTACCGCTCGACTGAGTGGTGTTGTTTGCAGCCTTGTTTAGCTCTTTGGTGAGATTCTCTAGAGCAGAGGCGCGATTCTTCTTTAGTGTAGCAAAATTTGACATTAATATTTCTCCGTGTATGTATCGTTGTATAAGTCGTTTTATCCACGCAACTACATGATCAGTATATCCTATTTATACGGTCATGTCAAGAACCTTTTCTTCAAGAGTTCTTTTATTTTTACTGTATCGTACTTGATGAAAGGTTTATACTTCATCAGTTTAAGATACATCTTTGGCCAAATAATATCCTCTTCTATGTTTTTATTCCAATGCTTAAAAATATTCAAGACATCGTCCAAGGCAATCAAAGTCTCGGCTGAAATCTTTCCTTGTTTAAACATTCTAAGAAGAGGAGGATGTTGACCATCAGTAACAAGAATGTTTTGATTTAGATTGTCATCTAGCAACTCAATCTCGTTACTGATTATATATGTCAGAGACTGCTGTTTCTTCAGCCACTGCATATAATGGGAATTGGATTGTTCTTCATTTACCAGATCACCAACCCAAAGATTCTCGTTAACCACAAAGTTTGATACAATGTAATTAACGAGATCTTTTTGTTTTGACAATTTGTAAAAGAAGTACTTGTCCTTTCTGACTTCAAAGGAAGATTCGCTGAACTTTCCCTTTCCGCCATACTTGAAATAGTCATACGATTCTTTTGTGAAATGATTCTTAAGAGAAACGTATGTCTTATATGCCTCAAATGGGGTCAATTTAGACCTCGCGATCATCCTTTCGACCTTTCAGCCCAAGCACTGCATAATATTTAATTTGAGTGATGTGTTGGTCAGTTTCATCAGCGTTCTTGATTATCTCAAGGATTCGATCAAACATATCCCAACACCATTCAATTTCAGCGTCCTTGTGGCTGATTTGATTTGCTTTGGTCATATTGGTAGCTTTGCTCCTTTGGGTAGGAAGTTGAGAGCCTCTGCTTCCTCTTGGATCTTAGATTTCATTTTCTGACAATCCTTGACGAAAACAGCAGCTGTCTCAACATCTATATTATTACGCTCACAATAATATATTACTGCATCCATATAGTCAAGCTTTTTATTCTTAACCAAAGATTCAATTTCAGAAAGGAATGTTTGCTTTGTCAGCATTCCACTTAAAATGATAATGTTTTCTTTCATTCCTTTTCCCTATAAAAGATGTGCTTTCCAATCGCAATAGTTCTTTCCATTTTCTTTCTCCAGTATGGATTAACTTTCCTGCTATGGAAATATGTTGCACCTTTAGTATTATCTTGGACCATACCAGCAAGAACAAGTTTTGCTACTCGATTGCTGTTTACCCAAGCGTCATTGTCCTTTGGAATATCTGACTTACCATCACACTTCCAAGAAAACTGACAACGGTCATTTACTACTCGACAAGGATCATCGTTATACTTATCTAGCTTTGACCGATTAACCACCACATTTGCAACTGCAAACTTACCAAAATTTGATTCTCCCCTTGCTTCGAAGTATACTGCTTTCGCAACACACTTCAAGTGGTTGGAATCTACTATGTCTATTTTTCTTGTAATAATAGTTGGAACCTGCGGTATTTGCGCATTACTTACTGAACTTACAGGTAACAAACAGAAGAAAAATAGAGTAGCTATGAGCGTTCTCATCAAACCTCTCCTAGTTTTCTCTACGTTTTTCGTTATGTTAGGCAGTTTTTCTTGTGTCAGGAAAACTACCAAACCCCGAACAGACAGCCCATCCCACGTTTCGTCTGTTGCGGATGCGGATAACAGTGGGTCCGCGAACGTGGATAACAAAGTTAGAGCCACAAACTAATGGAGTGAGGTTTGTCGACAAGATCTTCGCAGCTCTAACCTCACTCCTAGCGAAGTTCATTATACTATTTAGTCGAAAAAAATGCTAAGAGTAAATCTGTAGTTCGACGCCAGATAAGACTGTGGTCGAATTGTATGAGGGATTTTAGCATCGAATACAATTATACGTCCTGGGGTGTATGGAGAAGCAAACTCGATCTTCTTTCTTGTTTCATCAAAGAAAAGAGTTTCTCCATGCCATCCTTCTTCCCAATTGATATTGACGTAATAAAGAAGGACTTTCTTTTCTGGGTGGGAATGAATGAAGTTTACATCAGAAGGAGTTGAAAGATTTACGATTGCCTTCGTTCTGGTCAATCCCTCAACCATCTTACCAGCTTTAGATTCCATAATCTTTGCATATAAACCAAGATTATTCAGATCTTCATCGCTGTAATTGCTGTAAAGATAAGCAAACTTAGAATGCTCTTCTGTTACAGCATCACCCCATCCGATTTTGAAATATGAATTTTTGATAAATTGATATGCCATCAGGCGATCATCAAAATCAATCAAATCATCAAAAATTGTAATTTCTTTATTCATAACAATCCCATATTAAAAAATGGTGGGAGGGTTCTGTTGCCAAGTCCCTCCCGAACTCCGCTTAGGCTGCTAGAGCGTAAGCAATGCTTTCGTTATCGTTAGCATTTGTAGGTTTTGACCCGATAACGGCGGTATCATGCCGAGTGTCTCGCTTTGACTTTACTACACACGTCGATCCTAGTTCGCCCCCATCAGGTATACATCGGAAAGTGTTCGGAGAATTTATTACGCCATATTTGTTCCGACTATGGAAAGTGATGTATACTTGGTGGAGGCGACGGGTACTGCCCCCGTGTCCGTAATGCTTATTCCTCTCGGGTCATCAACACCAAACTATATTTATATATTACCCTAAAACTATATCAAAGTCAAGAAGTATTTTGTTACTTATCAAAACTGTGTGTTCCGTTAGGCATAACGAAGTAATGCTTTAATGCTTTGCCGCCCAACTCTGGTCTTGGTTTATGCATATCATAAGAACCATCTTTTTCTCTAAAAGATGAAAGTGGATGAGTTGTTTGTTTTTTAGAACCATAATCATGCGAAGCTAGATGAACATCATCATGTGACATAACTGTAGCTGGCATTGTGCTTGTACCAAGCTGGCGATGAGCTTCCGCTCTGTGATTGCCGTCTACTACAACATGATGTCTAGGATCTGCTGGATGTTGAATTGCTATAACTCTAGGAGGTTTTTCGCCTGATTTAATCGCAGACTTCATTTTATCCATATATGGCTTCTTCTTAGCTGAGTTGAAGTAATCTTTATCCTTATATGGTTCATTGCCATGCGCAGTTGAAGTTCTTATATCTGCACGATTCCCTCTAACATTTTTTTGACTTGAATCAACATCCGATCCTTGCCCTCTTGGGTAAACAGTTGCATGATCTCTAAACGACTTAGCTTCTTCTAGGTCAATAAAATTTAAAAATGACAACATCAGAAACCCCTCTTTTTAATATTTTTATATTTAGTCTTTTCTAGATTCTTCTCTTCCAGTTTTACGTTTAACTCTTTCGTAATCTGGAGGGATCTGGTTAGACACTCTTAACATTGTATCCATTCTTATGATGTCGTTATCCAACATGCGAATGCGATCTATCAACCCAACTAGCATACCCTCGATGCCGTCAAGTTTTGCTATAATAACTTTCATCATCCATTGTAAGAGTGCGTAAAAAAGCCAGCCAATGCCGACGGCACCAGCTGCAGGTATACCAACATTAGATATGAAAGTAGAAATTTCCCCAAGTTCCATGTGAGTCTCCTATTTGATGGTTGAAACTCACAGGTTTGCGGACAAAAGTCATGCAATAATATTTATACAAATTAAAAGAAAGATTCCAAACTAGCACCCTTGTTGCTGGTATCCTTCAGACGAAGCTCTGCGTTTCCTGTTGACTCGCGAATATACATGGTGCAATAGTCAGGGAACATTTCTGCGATCTTCTTGATTGATTCGTACACATATTCCTTGGTACGAATTGTCTGAAGCCCACCATCTTCCTTGTAGTAGTTAGACTTCACCGTGTAATTATCAAAACGAACCACCGAGCCATTACGAATGTACTGACGAATCGAGTACTCATAATCCTCGCCGTGGTTAGTTACCCGAGCCAGATCGTCAGAGTGCTCGACGATCACACCAAACATTGATGCAATAACATAACACAGCTTGGTGTAGACCCGTTCCTTCATGAAGTATGCATTGGCTGCAGCATAGATCCCAAAGGTCTTGGCGCCAATCTTTTCACATTCTTCAAACCCACGAAGAATGATCTCCTTCTCCAGATCCTCAACCCGACCCAGTTTTTGTTCAGAAATTTTCTTCTGAACTTCTTCTACGTCATCGTCGAACATCATCAGATGCGTTCCTTCAGGATAGCAACGCTCAATGAAATTACGTTGAGCGCCAATGGTAGGAACACCAACAACAATGTTCTTGTATGGGGTGTCAGCTAGAGACTTGGTGTATGCTTCTAGTTCTTCTTCATTTGCCACAAAAACA